AAAGCCTTCTCATCTTTCCAAAAGTTTAAGTACACATTTAATCCTCCTGCGGATTGTCTTACATGATTATGCGTCACTTTTGATATGTATGCAGATATATATCATTAGTGACGCATATACAGTGTTAGACCTCAAAATCAACCATGTCCTCATACATTTTGCTTGGTGTATAAAACTTGTTGCTGTTGTTATGTTCTAGCCCATGAAAGATTAACTCTCTCGGTAATACGCCGCTACAAAAGTAGGAGCTATTAAAAGACGAGGTATTGCCGTCAAAGGATACCTTTTTATCCACAATCAAAAGCTCAACCTTTCGGCCAATGAAAAAATTACCTATCTCCTGATAATTTAACATTGGCAGGGGTAATAACATCGCAAAGGGCTTGTTCAAACTATAAAGCCGTTGCAATACACTCAGTTTCTTTGTAAAAGGAGGGTTGCTTACAATATAGTCATACTCCTCAGGTTCATATTCAAAAAAGTCAAAACCATCTTTTATATGACTATAAGTAACAGGATTTCCTCGTTGCTTAAAGGCTCTAACAAACTCAGAGTTTTCGGTGTCGAACGGACACCAAACCTTAGCACCTGTTGGGATGTATGGCAAAATTGCTTCTACTAATATACTTGGAGTATAATACTCATCACGCTTCTCGTACCTGTTAATAAAACTCGAATTCTTCATAGGTCTAACTCGTGCTTTAACAGTGACAACACCCCAGCCACTACTTAGCACATTAAGAATAAAAGTGATTCACTTGCAGGGTTTATAAACGTGCGGGGTGTCGCACGTTAAGCTCAGTGTTAGGTTTTAACAATTGTTCTCCAAGTAAAAGCACGAACATTTGGCCAAGTGTCCTCATTATCAAATAAAGCGTTAGAGTGAACACCTGTACCCTCATCGTGCCAACAAATACATTTTGCAGAGTGTATATCCATCTCTCTACAAGTGTTTTCGTGCCAATAATACTGATTAACAGTGTTTGAAAAAGCCAGACCGCCAAAATCTTGAAGCGCACTTGCAAGCAAAATAATTTTACTTTTTAGCTCAGAAATAACATCCTCTTTGCTTTTTGCCTGTGCTATTATTTTGATGTGGTTGCTGTAAGTCTTTTCACACTCTAATTTTGCATACCAGCAAGTTTGTTCCGCGTCTTGCTGTATTGTAATTCTTGGCAAACCTAACTCTTGCGTCAAGTGCGATGCCAACCCAGTTTCTAATTTCTCATTGCTCGTGTCAGTTACTCCAGTATTTTTGTCAATGTTGGCGTGGGTTGCCACGCCTTACGCGAGTAGTTAGACCTCAGTCATCATCTCATGTTTTGTAAGCAGCTTATCAGCCTCTTCACTTTCCTTCTCTTTAACGATAGCTGCAACTTTAGCATTAATCAAACCTTTTGACAAGCCATAAGTTTCACTAACCCCACCAACATCTTCTTTATACAGCAGCGTATCAGCTTCGATCTTACGCTTATGGTACACTAGGTTGGCCACAGCCTCTTTAAATGCCTTGAGCTTTTCTTTATCATTGATAATATCTGTTAGTACAGCGTTATCGTTGTTCTCAGGACGGCCACGCTTCTTTTGTTCACTCATTATCTTGCTCCTCTTCATCGCCTAAAGCATCTAAGAAAGTGCTAAACAATAAATTAGAAGCTAATGCACCAACAATATCATTCTCTTTAATTGTATCAAGAATATCTTCTAAAAGACCAACAGCTTTCTGAATTGTATCTTCGTCTGTTGTCTTTTTTGCGTGTTCCATAAAATCTTCAAAATGACTCATTTATTTGTTCCTCCAAATGCCATTAAAGCACTAAATAAAATACTTGGTAACACTACACCTGCCATGTTCTTAATATCCACTCCAAAACCTACATATACAGGGATTAACAAGAAGATTAAATATACAAAGAACGCTATTAAAAACCTCACTGCAAAAGAAGATTGTTTTGGTGTGTTTGGTTTACCGACAGCACACTCATCAGCTTCAATATCTACCATGTTACTCTCTCTTGAATAGTTGGGCTGTTGTTAGCAGCCCGTTTAGTGTTTGTTACTCACTTATTGTATCAGGATTTCTACCAATACTGTTAAGCCTTTTATGCTCTTTTCCGTGACAAGACGTACATAACCAAATAACATCTAGCCAATGTTGCTCCTCATAAGACCAATGGTGCTTTTGAAGTTTCTTCTCAAGATTACAGTGTTCACACACTGTTTTCCTTTGAAGCCTTTTATCCCTTACTGCATTACTGGCGGCACATTGAGCTTTCCTTTTCATCGGGTTTCTTACGCACCAATCTTTGCCTTTCTTGATAATACTCAACCTAAAAGTTTCATCTTCTTTCCTTAGCTTTGAAACCCTTTCTCCAATCTTGTTATTCCTTTCTTCTCTATTCGGCCTATTTCTATCGTACTCTCTGACTTTCTCTAAGTTCTGTTCCCTGTGCCTAAAGACATCTTTCTTTGTGCAGTCTTTACACTTATTAAGATGCCCGTCAGCCATCGCTTTATGAACATAAAAGTCAGAAAGTGGTTTCTCTGCAAAACATTTGAAACACACTTTCATCATTTTACCTCACATCAGAAGGGGAGAGAACCATCATCAGAGTCATCTAAGTCTTCAGCTAGTGGTGCAGGTTTTGGCTTATCAGCCTTATTAGTGTTTGACTTATAAGCCTGACGCTGTTCTGCATCACTCTCATCTTCTACAACATTACCAAATGGATTTGCATTCCCACCATATTCAACTAAGTCAAAAATACAAATACTATTTAACTTAGCAAATGTACCGAACTTATTCTCCACTACACCATAGGCAGCTTTCCCTTTACTACCATTACCTACCAACTTCTTCTTAGTAATATCAATAACATTGTTACCACCAATGTCTTGATATACTTTAGGGGCATACATCTCCTTACCTTCCGCATTATGGGTATTCTGAGATAGCTTAATAATGTACTGTTCTTCTTGGTCAGGGAATGGCAGTTCACATTTATACTTCTCAACAAACTCTGCATTGTCAATTTCCTTCGCTTTCTGTTTAGCAAAGCGTTTGTTCCAAGCCTTTGCTGTAGCTTTGTCTACAACAGCAGATGTCTTCCATTCCGTGTCTTCAGACTCATACTTTTTAGTAGGTGTCTGAATACAGGTATAAAAGAAAGTTACGTTGTTTAGAATCTCAGTAGCCATGATTTAATTTCCTCGTTGTCTTACGTTGTTGTGGCATTATGCCGTTGTATAAGCAGCTCGTTGTTCAAACTGCTTATATTCATCTATCTTAACACATTTTAATGTTGTGTCAAACATTTAATTGATTATTTTATTAAACAATCTCCTTTCTTTGTGTTCGGGTATTATCTGTTAAATAATACAGGTTGTCAACACTTATTAATGAACATCTTTCCAACTACCATTCTTACTCATCTTGCCTTCTCCATCAAGTTCTATTGGTAGCTTCAAAAACTCACCAGCCTCAATAATACACTTAACACTCATAGCACGAATATCTTCCTCAATTCCATCTAACACCTCCCAACTATACTCATCGTGGACTAGGCTGAGTCTTTTAACCATCTTACCTTTGTACAAATAATAAGGTCTGCCAATATCATCAATATACATTCTGCCTAGTTTAGAATCCATTAAGCAAGCTGCTAACGATTGGCAAATAGCCCCAAGAGATTGACCTAGACAGTTAATCAATACATTCTTTCTGCGGATAGAGAGTATTCTGCCATCCCAAGCAGGTAAGTGTTTCTTCTTACCGACTGTATCGTAATACTTCTCTGCTGCATCTTTAAGCTTGCCTAGCCCGTAGTTAGCTGTCCAATAGTTATCATAGGCTACCTGTGCTGCTTGTTTTGATAAGCCTAAACTACTTGCTAATTTAGCGACACCGCCGCCATAGGCCAGTAAATACGCCAGAAATGTTCAGCAAGGCTCACTACACCTTGCCAGCGGCATTACCCGCATCTGCATGTTTCCATGCAGCTCAGACTATATCATCACCCATCTCAGGGTGTTGTACGCTTCCACTACCAATAGTTTGTAGTGTACTCTCCGAAGAGATAGTCGTTGCACGTTCAATATACTCAATAGCAGCTCCGAGGTATTGTTGATTGTCTTGAAATAGTCCAAGACCTCGGTTGCAATTATGGCATAAAAGACCCCTAACTTTACCTGTAGAGTGACAATGGTCAACTACTAAAAGGGCTTTCGCATCTTTGCAAATTTTAAAACCATCCATACGGCAAATGGCGCACTTATTATCTTGGTCAACAAACATTTGTCTGTATTCCTCAAGTGTAATTCCGTAGGTTTTTCTCAAATATTTCCGTGAGAAATTATCATCAAAACAAGCTTGACCGCAAAACAAGTGAGAAGGAGATTGCGGTTTAAACAATCCCTTACATTCCCTGCAAGGCTTATCTTTGAAATACCCTTGCGGATATGAAGATGGGTCAGCTTTAATGTTCGATGAATAAGTTTTACAGCTTCTAAAGTTTTGTTTCATAGTTTCTCCTAAATTACGGAGTCGCTATTGAGCATAAAGCTTCGCTCAGAATTGCCTTCACCTTTATGTGGTCAGGTATCCTCTGAATTCATACAATTTTCATTGGTTGATTACTCAACCACGGGGCTAGTATTTAACCCGTTTTTGCTTTATTTCTGTAAGGCTTAAACTCTGGTAAATCCTTCAACCCAACAGTGTTAATATCAAACTTACTTGCTATCTCAGGAAAGAATGCAAAAGCATTAAAGCTATGACTGTCGCCCCGAAGGATGAGTTCAGCAAAAGCACCGCCATCGTGCTTCATTGTATAAGCTGCAAGTGTTCTATTCTCTAGTGCTGCACTATCTGTACCAATGTACCAATTACCATCGTCAACACAGAACAAGTCCCTCATCTCAGCACCTAGAAGCACTTTAGGGTCAGCTTTAGGGCAATTCACCACTGTACGGTGACGTACTCTAAATGTCGGTGTATAACCACTAATCTCAGCACTAAGTCTACCATCAAAGCCAATACGCCAATTACTAAGCCACCCCTCAACAACGGAACGCCTATTACGATATGACAAATACTTAACAACCTTAGCAGGTATCTCGGCTTCCATTCTTAGTAGATTAGGACAGATGTTGCCCATTACCATTATCTTTGGTGTTGTCTTGATTACTTTGCCATTTTCTCTTAGTGGCTTACCATCTTCCCCTTTCTTTAAATTCCAGTGTTCCTCGCTTGGCCTCCACCCATTCTCTATAAACCACTGTTTAAGCTCTGCATTATCGTCAATCTCCATTGGTATCTTAACGTCTAACACTTCATTAGCTTTAATATCAGCTACAAGCCCATAAGCATGAATCTTACCGTCAATTACCTCAGCGTTGTGCTTAGATAACCAGCTAGTAAATGTTGTAGAGTAATCTCCGTTGGCCTTGAATGGTTTAGCAGGGATTTTATAGAAAGATTTCTCTGTCTCTTTTAATCCTCTGTTTGGTAATACACAATCAACTTCCTTCTTGATTCTGTCCATCTCAACAGTTACATTCTCTACTAATTGCTTTGCCTTCTCTACGTTAAACTTAACACCTGTGTATGATTGGGCTGCATATAAGAAGTAGTCCTTCTGTATTTGCTTGAATGAAGGATGTATCCAATTATCCTTACCGTACATCTCTTGTGCTTTTAACCACAACTTATTGAATACAGTAATACCTGCATCAACGTCTGCATCACAGTAAGTGTCCATGTATTCATTATAGAAGCTAAACTCAAACCCTTTGGGTGAATCTTTAGGTATAGCCCCTGTGTCAATCAAGTGCTTTCTGTAGTCAATCTTTTCGTTATCGTTACCGCTAGACAGATAAGCTAATGAATGTGATGGTGAGTCAGGTTGTAAATACTGTGAAAGAACTAATGTATCAACAAACTGAACGTGTTTAGCCCCTAGCCAATCCTTTCCTTTCTTTCCCACCTGCGGTTGAATGCCAAAGAACTTCCATAGCATCCAAGTATCAAAACCTAAGCCGTTATGCTGCACAACTAAAGCACCATCATCAAAAGAGTTTATCCATTCAAGTATTTTAGCTTTGCAATCATCTTTAAACGGATAAACGCTCAATGAGCGAGAGTTATCAAGAGTCTTAAACTTGATGTACCAAATAGTTTTTGATTGTAAGTAGAATCCGTCAGATTCTATATCAAAGTACCAACCGTTCATTTTTCTTTCTCTCAATTAAACAAAAAGGAAGCATAACAGCTTCCCCTTAGATTTACAACCTACCGCCAACTAAACGGCACAAAGTCATGTTCTTTAAACTTATCGTTCCACTTACACCGCCCGTTATAAACAGCATAGTAGTCGCAATCTAAATACTCATCTTCTGTGTAGTTTATCCAACCTCGTTCCCACTTCACTTTATTGTCAAGCTCATTATCAAACCAACGAGCATTGACGTAGTGGATTGGTAATGTTTCTAAATTATCTGTTTGCAGTAGTGATGCTACTAAGCTGCGTGTCCAACCTGCGTGGCGATAGAAGCGGTAGCAAAGGGATGCTTCTATGATTTTCATATTGTCTCCTAAAAACTTGGTTGCTTAATCTGTGTAAAATAATACTCTTTATCATACAGCGTGTGTGTTTCATTCTCATAGAAAATCTCACAAGCTAATCCTGTAACACCTGTATCACGAGACTTCAACAAATACACTTGTGTTGTATTACGTTCAATATCATCTTCGGCTGTTTTATCCCTTTGGAGAGAGATGTTAATACCAGCACTACGATATTGTGTACCACTGCCGATAGTAGCCTCTTCTGTCAAAAAAGCACCTTGACTGGCAGCCTTCTGCCCTCCACCAGACTTACGAGTATGGCTAATGTTAATCAAGATACAATTATACTGTTTAACAATGTTCTTCTGCCAGCGCATATATTTGTCAACATCCTCTATACTCATCCCTGCAAACACATCGCTGATAACGTCAAAAACAATAACCTTAACGCCAAAGGAAACAATCAACTCTTCAACGTGGTTCTGTAGTTCAGAGTAGTCGCCTCTATCATCTAAAATGTACAAACGAGGGCTGCCATCTTCGTAACAGAATAGCTCTTTAGCGCAAGTCTCCATGTGTTCACTTGTCACAACAGAGTGCTTCTCTTCTTTGTTGCTAATCAAAGCTAGTTTCTTACCTGCATAGCATGACAGTAGGTTTTCACCATAGGCTGCACTATCAGCTTCAAGAGACACAACACCTGTTAAGATATTACACTCTTTTACCCAATGAATAACACACTGATTAATCAAACTAGAGTTGTGGGTAATCTGCATATCTGGTAAACAGTACAAATTATCGCCATCTACTTCAAAACCATAATATTCTCCAAAGCCTTGCTCTTCGATACTCAAACTAACTCTTTGGGTGTTCTTATTCGGGGTGTTGTTAGCTTTCTTTCGCGGCAATCTGTTTGGTATCTTATCTGCACCACCACTAATAAATATTCTTGAATACCAATCTCCGCCAAAGTTTTGACACTTACAGAATTTATCCTTCTGTGAAACAGTTAGCCCCAAAGACCTAGCCAATAAAACAATATCCTCTGCAAGCTGATTCTTTTTAAGAGTCATTTCAAAACAACCGTGTTCTAAAAAACCATCCCCGTCTAAAAAACCAGCTAGTATTTCTAGTCGCGTATTGTAGTCAGCAAGCATAAACTTTTTAGGGATGTGTTTATTATTCAACACTCCCCACTCATCCCGTAACTTCACTAGCATACCACCTGAAAGGTCATACGATTTTGAACCAACTCTGTCACCACTTGGTGATGTGTTTACCCCGTAACCTTTAGATTCCGCAAAAGCTAAGAGTATTTCGTGTAGCACCATATCTTTCTTGCCTAGAGTAAATTGTGGTTTACTTGACGTTCCTTCCGCTAACCACAAGCCAAGTATGTAAGCATCATCTACAGAGTAGTCTCCAAGATTTTTTAAGTCTGCCTTTACTCCGCAAATATTGTGGTTTTTATAGCAATCTGGTAGCTCGTAAAAGTCTTTGGCCGCCATAGTGAAACGTTTGTTTACTTCTATATTACGTTGAGGTAAACGCCTGTTACTCTCAAGAACAATCAGATGCTCACTGTTAACTGTATAAGGCATACCCTTATTTGGGGTTACTTTGTAAATCATATCTGTTCCGCTATGTGTAGCCAAAACACTACGAGCATTGCCATCTGCACCCATAACTTTATCGCCGACCACAATATCTTCAACCAACTTCTTAGATAAGTCAGACATTAATATTTCTTGGCCTTTTCCGTGACATTTGCCGCTACCTGACCCTGCAAGAATGTTAACAATAAACCCGTAAGTAATGCCACCTGAAAGCATCTTATTAAGCTTCTCAAGGAATGGTGGGAAAGGTAAACGCTCTAGCAGTGAACGCTGAACAACCTCTTTATAAATATCTGTACTTGCTACGATACCAGCAGGTGTATGTTTCTTAGCATTAAAGAAGTCTGTAACAAACTCACGTTCCTTACCATTCACCAGATACTCGTTGCAATCTTTATACCGTGTATTCAAAACCCACACTTTACCTTTAGGTAACATTGGAATAATCTTCTCTACAGCTTCCTTGCCTGCTTTGTCATTGTCAAAACAAACAATAACACGCTCAAACTTATCTAGGAACTTATAATTATGTTGTAGCTGTTTACCGCACCCCCCCTCACCAACAGTGGGTGTAACACAGGCAATAGGGTCATACGCAGCAGTCTTATCCTTGCTTAGTTGATAATCCCGTAACATCTGAAAAGCTGATAGAAAATCAACTTCCCCTGCACAAATTACAACATACTTCCCACCATTAGGAAATCTAAAACTACCAATCAAGTCACATTGCTTGCCAACTTCACCTACAGGGTGAGAGAAGTCTTTTGGAAATACTCGTGTCTTGTAGCCAACATGACCACCATCAATAGTTGTAGGTACGAACTGCTTAATTGGTGCGCCTGTCTCTTGAGAGCATTCGTATGTCACGCCAAAAAACTTATTAGTTTCAGGACGAATGCCGCGCCATGTTACTTTATGTGTTGTTCCTTGTTTGATACGTTCCTTACTTTCAACACTCATTTCTTTAATGTCATCAAGCATATCTTCTTCCTCACTGGGTATATAACTTTCATCGCCATGTACATGATAACCACAAGAGAAACAGTGTTTACCACCGTCACTGTAGTTTGCTAGGTTATCTTTTGACTTGTCACCCCCTTTCTCAACACACTTAGGGCATTGTGACTTGAATTTGAATAGTGCCATATACTTTCTCTCTTTCTTTAATTAAATTATTAAATTAAATGGCCTCAACTAAGAAGCCATAATATCTACACTATCCAGTGTAGCACACTATTCAGCTAATCGCCACTTGATAATATCTGTATCTTCATTCTCAAATGACCAATAAAAATCATCAGCCTGTGAAATCTCCTTTATACCTCCTCGCAGTTTAACCTCAACTTTAACATTACCGTCAACAGGCATAACTCCTGTGTTCTTTGTCCATTTAGACTGTTTAACTTTGTAATGTGTAATGTTAACACTTTCGCTAAAAAACCAGTTAGCAGACCCGACAGTGCTTTTAGTAACATCACCATCACTCCAATGCAACTTAATCTTAACATCATCATCTAAACCTTCGGGCTTTTCACCTGTTGTGTTCTCAATCCACTTACCCCACTTTTTTGCTTTAGTCGGTACAATAGCCTTAACATACCCCTCTATAGCCCACAAAGCATGACCAGTCTTACAAAGACCATTGTGGTGTGGTGTAGCACTCACAGCAGTTGGTGTCTCAAGCACATATCCACCAGCCGCATAGTTATACCCTTTTATTGTTGCTACACCTTTATACAAGTACATATTAACAAACACTTCTTGCCCAATCTTAAACTCAGAACCTTCAGGTAATAATGCGACTACACCTTCACGTTTAATTGTTGTTGCATCATCTTCAACAACTTCAAAGCAACCAACTAATGCTTCTTTGGAGTGATAACGCGGCATTGAATTATCATCAATGAAGTCATATTGATTTGACACTACAGCATCATATAACTTGCCAACAGTTAGGCCATAAGTAGGCATAATACACTTTAACTTTGTCATTTCATCTCTCCAACTAAAAATACTTTATATTGTGTTCTAATAGCAAAGAACACATCATTACGGTTGATAGGGTAGTCACTCACCACCCCTGTTGTTTCATCTACAGTTGGAATAACACAACTGCTTGTCAAGACCACATCACTGGCAATAATGTTATTAGTACGAACTTTCACCCCAAGAAACGTAGTCGTCTCTGTCAGAGTAGCTACCCACAGGCCATTCTTCACCTTGAAGCTCGTCATCTTTAAGAATTTTACTGTCATGTTTGTTCCAAGTTATATTTGTTCGTAAGGGTTCGTTCTTGCATATATGCAACCACCCATTAAGCTCATATAGGCTTGAATGGCTGCGTTTAAGGCCGCATTTCCCACAGCTAGGGCATGATTCAAATTGTATGTTCATAGCATTCCTGTGGCCTCTGTATTGAGTTGTAAGAAGCCCGTAACAACCATACTAAAGGCTAACACAACTAAACTGAATACAATGTCTTTCATTGTGTCAACGCTTGGGTTCTTTACCATGCCCACTGTATCAATAGATAAGAAGTAGACGCTTAATGCACCACAAAATAAAAACAATGTTTGTACTACTACCATTTTAACTCTCCACCACTTTGTAAGCTATAATATCAGAATGACTCCCTGTTGGAAACCAATTATCTGCATCTTTAATTTCACTCCACCACCAGCCAACGTGGTCAGCTATGTGGCTTGTAATGTACCCATCTCTAAACATTACCTTGACTTTTGTCTCTAAAGTTTCAGGGTATGGTTTCTCTTTAGTCCATGCCCATTCTGTAAAACCTTCGGGGATGTTCATTTTATTTCTCTCTGTTTGTGTTTTGGTATGAGAAGCATAATCCACTACACCTCTCATGTCAACAACTAATTATCACATATTGGATAAATAATTTTATCATCAATATATTCATTTATCGTGGAACATAATTCTCGCATAAACAAGGCATACTCTACACTGTCAAAACTACCAAGTAATGCTGTAATGTCATCACCTGATAGTGTTTCTACAGATAACACCTCTGTCGCATAAGGGGTGACGTAGTGCAGGTCTGTTGCTACGTTAGCCTCTACAAACAACTTAACATCTTTAAATGTTAAACCTACATTGAAAGTTTTATTCATGTTTTGTTACTCTCCAATATGCGTTTACTACCAATATCAAAATAGGTATCATCCATTTCAATACCGATAAATTTACGGTTTGTATTTATACAAGCTACACCTGTAGTTCCACTTCCGAAAGTGAAGTCTAAAACAGTTTCATTTTCGTTTGTGTATGTCTTGATTAGATATTCCATCAGTGCTACTGGTTTTTGTGTTGGGTGTAGACGCTCTTTACTATTATTACCAAGCGTATTGAATTTTTTAACAGTTTTCGGATACGCTAAACCCTTATTTTCAGGGGTGTATTTGGTTTTCTTTATACCGTTTTGCAGGGTGTTTGAACCTTTTTCAGTGGTAAAGTCATAATTCATTCTCTTCAAAGAATCTTCTGACATATCTCTTAGCTCCTTTATTGGATTGTACGTTGACTGACTGCTATAAAAAACTAAAATGTTTTCGTGGTTTCTCATGGGTTGTTTCTTTGACATTGCAAACCCACTTGTGGTATTTTTATGCCACACCCACTCGTATTTAAACATTTTTAGGTTTGAAGTGATTAAAACACTTGTAAACGGCTGACTACCAAACAAAACAATAGCTCCATTACTTTTAATAATGCGTTTCAACTGTTCCCACATTTTGTCTAACGGAATTACTGAATCCCATTTACAGGCCGTTGTACCATAAGGAGGGTCTGTAAGGATTAAATCAACACTACCTGATTCAATCTCTTTCATACGCTCTAAACAATCACCTTTCATTAACCAAAGGTTATTGGTTTTAATATCTTTACTACTCACTTCATTCATCAAAAATACCCCAATAAATCACTATATCTAATAGGTGTAGCCCAAGTGTTGCCAATCTCTAAGCTTCGCCCTTTAGCCCAAGCCATCATGTGCTTAACTGTGCCACTATCATCTTCCTTCCGATAATCCATTAACATCTCATCAGTATATAGCAAGTAATCAGCAAATGCCGCAGCACTGTTAAATACTTTCCAATCTTTCAAGAAGTCTTTTAATGTCACTTCACAACCTTTGCCGTCACGAGCTAGTATGAAATAACCTTGAATTGAATCTGTAGGTGGAACGTACTTTGCAATACGGAATACAGCTGTTCCATTTGTGAATAGTGTGTGTGAGTTATTCATTTTTATCCCCAGCTATCACTAAATCAATCAACTCTTTACACCATTCGACAGGAATATCCATCTTAGCATCAACTCGTCTCTGCATAGCTGATAGAATATCTTGACGGCGATGATAGTTTAGCTCTTCCCAATAAATATTTCGTGGTATTAAGCCTAGAGGTGGTTTAACAACAGTTATATGCTCATACACTTCAAAATACCCTTTAAAATACTCTTTCCTATAATAATATTTTATACCATTATCATTATAGATTCGGTAATGAGTATCATCTTCCCAAATTACTTCGTAAGTTTTACCAATCGTTAGGTGTATGTGTTGACCAGTATTAATACACACAATTTTCATCTTTTGTTTAGTGTCACTCTCTTTTTGTGGTTCATCATAATCTGACTCTTTTGTTGCAAAACTACGCATAATTCACCCCTAATTTCTCAATAACTTTACTAAACATAGTGGTATCCCCCACCCAACGCTTCATATAACCCATCTGCCAATTCTCATCTGCTATCTCTAGCCA